TAACCTGTCCTCCGGACAAAATATCGTTGTCAACTGCGGTAAAATGATTGTCCCCTGCTGATAAAATATCAGTATCAAGTGATGCTGTAAACTTGTTATTGCCAGTAGTTAATATTTCTAAATCACCGCCGGTGGTGGTAATCTTTGTTCCGGTAGCACTCTTAACGCTGTAAGATAAACCTGTTGATATTTTACCATCTTTACCAACTTTTAAGTTATAGTTGTCTACTGCTTCCATATTAATATTTTTACCTGCTTTCATATTAATATTTCCAACTGCTTCTAAGTTGATATCTTGTTCAGCTTTAATGTTTAAATCTTTTTCAGTATGGATGCTGATACTATCTGCGGCATAGATGTCGATCTTGCCCATGCTAGTTAACTCTATCCAAGTAGTGCCGCTGGCATTACCAATATAGATTAGGTCTTCGCTGTTATGTAATAGTATTTGATGTCCTGTCCTAGTACGAATACGTACTAGTTCGTTATGTGG